CCAGCACGCGATAAACGAACTGGTGAAGCGTACCGGCGCCCGCACATCCTTTCTGACGCAGCCGCGACGCAGCCTTACCCGTCGGCGCAATGAACTTGACGCGGTACAGCATCGACTCGCCACCCATGCACTCGATCGCAGCAGCCTTCGCGACCGACGTCTTGCCCGTGCCCGCGTCGCCGTTCAGGAAGAAACACTGCTTCGTCGTGCGCCCCAATACGTAATCGCTATACCACTTCTTTATCAGGCGGATTGCTTCTAGCTGGCCTTCGTTGAACGAAAAGGTCTTGCCGGGCACGTCGCTCATATTTGACATTTCTAAGCCTTTCTTTTGGTGTTCACCGCAACAAGCGGACCCGGCGCACACCGGGCATATGGATAGTAGTCGAGAACCGTCGAGATTTCAACCGGTAAAAGTTGGGGAATTTTTCACAACTATGTATTGCTTACCGAAAAGCGGTAGCGTAAGATCGCCACTTGTCGACGAAAGACTAGAAAGGGACCAGAAATTGAACTTGCGTGAACAGGTAGCCATGGCCGAAGAGTTTCTTCGAGAACTCGGTAGGGGCATACCCGAAGAAGAGCGGGTGATGGTTGGTTATGCCAGGGAAGCAACGGTACAGGTCGACGCGGACGGCAAGAAACTGAATGCCGGATGGTGGCCGGTCGCGTGGTCAGACGGCAAGTACATCAATGGGAACGACAACTGCTATGCGTGCATTTCATCGTCCATCAAAACACCCAACCCGCGCACCGGACAAATGCGCTACTGGCGCGGCGAACAGTCTTTCGGCCATGGGCTTGCACTCATGGTTGACGATGTCGGCACAGGCACTGGGTCCAAAGGCGGACTCGGACTTGACGATATTCGACGAGTACTTGAGCCTACTGCCATCGTTGAGACTTCCCCCAACAACTATCAATGCTGGTACTTCCTGGATGAGCCTTGCGCCGACATGGTTCAGTTTAAAGCGTTCCTTACCGGATTCGTCGCGGGAGTACTTGTCAAAAAGGGCGGAGACACCACGATTCGAGACGTCTCGCGCTATGGCCGGATGCCCGTGGGGATCAATAACAAACGTAAGCCTGATGGAACCCTTAAGTATCCCTTATCAAATGACACCGGAGCAGCGGGAGAAAATCCGTATCGAGCTCGACTGGTTTGTGCAGACTATGCGAGACGGTATGGAATTGCTCATATCGCAGCACGCTTTGGATTTTCAGTGGTCAAGCCCGTCGCAAAGGTCCGAAGCGAATCTGAACTCGCCAACGCCGATATCGACGACTGGTTCAATCACTATTGGCTGAAGCTGGCCGTCAAAATCCTTGACGACATGCAAATGGGTGAGGGCTCGAACGGAGCCGTCGTCCAGAACATGAGCGGCAAGTACCGCATTCAATGCCCGTGGGGAGACGAGCACTCTAACGGCGATACCGGAGGCGCCTACTTCCGCGATCGCATTCCCGGCGCCGAATACGACTACGTGTTCGGTTGCGCGCATGACACCTGTCGCAAGACCAACAAACGCACCTGGTCGACATTTGTCGATTACATCGTGATACGTTACATCACCGACCTGCTGGAAATCCGCAACCGCCAGCAACAGGACTTTGCATTATCTGAATATTCGGAGATTGTCAAATGATTGATAAAGAAAGGATTATGGACGCCAGGTCGATCGAATGGTATGTCGTGCGGAAGTCACGGAATGACGGCGAAACGGGAAAGGTGATTGACTGCGTCAAGGCGTCTTCGATCGACGTCGCGTTCGAATATGCAATGGGTCGTTGGGCGAACTGCGTCGAGCGCTCACATGATGCCTCCGCAAACAATCCGCAAGCGTGGTGTCTGTCGGTGTGGCCGATGAAACCGGCGCGCGAAGTGTCGTTCAAGATCGTGCAGCCGACCAAAGAGGAAGTCGCAAAGTTCGCGGCCGGGCTCGAAGCGCCGCAGTATGTGAGTTATTCGTTTGACGCGAGGATTTGAGGGGATGGGTCTCCCGGCAAAATGGACCTTCGAAAGGTGCAAGTCAGAAGCGGCGAAGTATCGGACGCGGTACGAATTTCAGAAGGGGTCAGGTGGTACATACCAAGCCGCTTTTCGAAATAGGTGGATTGATGAAATCTGCGCTCATATGGAAAAGGTCCGTACGGCGTGGACCTTCGAAAGGTGCAAGTCAGAAGCTAAGGGGTATCGGACGCGGTACGAATTTCAGAAGGGGTCAAGTGGTATATACCAAGCCGCGCGGAATAATGGTTGGCTTGACGAGATATGCGCTCATATGGAAAAGGTCCGTACGACATGGACATTAGAAACGTGCAGGTTGGAAGCTAAGGGGTGTAGGACTCGGAACGAATTTAAGAAGGGGTCAATGAGTGCGTACGACGCTGCGTGGAGAAATAGGTGGCTTGACGAGATATGCGTCCATATGGAGCGCGGTACGGGAGGGTTCAATCCAGACATTCCAGGGTTCCTGTACTCTCGTGAATTCCTGAGTGAAGGTGGGATTATTCGTCCTGGAAATTTCAAGATTGGAATTACTAACTTCGAACCGGCAAATAGAGCCTCTCAATTCGGTGCGATCGAAGGATTATCTATGCCGCTTCGATCGCTTGTTCATTTCGAAGATGGTCGACTATGCGCCGACGTGGAGCGGAGAATCAAGCGTTTATATAAATCCGACCGTTACGAAATCGACTTCGATGGGCCGCATCTTATCGACAGCGGAATGACTGAAGTTTTCACCCGTAACGTGTTTTTGGGGTGGCTCGAATCTCCGAATAGTAAATCGGTAATAAGTACTTCCGGCGTCACCGTTGTAATGAACGAGGGTAAGTACTTAACGGGAAGTGATATAGGAATCGAAGAAATTCACGGTCGAGATTTGCTTCGTGAAATCTCTAAGACATTCGAGAACGGTCGACAAACATTGAAAATGACAGGATTACTGTCTGAAAGAATCGGAGCGTAGTCGATATGGCACGAAAAATTACCAAACCTAGCGAAGTCGAAGAGGACAACCAGACGATCGACATGTTCGAACTGGAAGCGCAGGGCTATGCAGAGCAGGCCGAAGAGGTGGCGACCGAACAGAAGGCCGCGCGCGTCGTTGCATACCGGGAAAAAGAGCAACGGGTCGAGGAAGCCGTCAAGATTGAATCACTGGTGGAGCGCGGCAAGGAAATCGCCGATGTTATCCAGTTCGCGGACATCAAAAAGGTTCGCATGGGCGACATGTTTATCGCCATGCCGGAACCGACCGATACGAACAAGCGCATCGTGCTCGACTACCTGTTCAAGGGTACCGGCCAGCGCCCGCACTTCGACGAGTTTCGCGGCCGGATCGTCGATCACAAGGGTGTCATCATGGATGATTTTTATGATGGTACCGACTATCTGGACGCTTACAATGCTGTAGGGTTGCGTAAGCTGGAACTCGACAAGGTCATCAAGGCCGTGCGCCAGTACGCGCTGCGGAATCGCCAGAATGACCTGAAGGTCAGGCTTGAGAAGCTGATCCCGGAATGGGATGGGGTTGATCGCATGCAGACGGCCCTGATCGATATGTTCGACAGCCAGACAACGCCGCTCAACAAGGAGTTCGGCTTCTACTTCTGGCTGTCTCTTTATTGTCGCTGCATGTTTCCCGGCGAAGAAGCGCCGATCGTCCTGACGCTGATCGGTTCGCAAGGGTGCGGTAAATCCTACTTCGGAAAGCTGTTGACGCGCATCGTGACGGGCGATCCTGAGTCGGATAGCGTTCAGCTTAATCTCGACGGCAACAAGGTCGATTTCCTTCGTGAAATCACGGGTCAGTCGGTGATAGCCTCGGTCGGCGAAATGAGCGGCTTCTCAAAATCCGACCTGAATCGCATGAAAGACACCATCACACGTACGCATGACAAGTTCTCGTACAAGTTCGAGGGCGTCATTCATCAACCGCGCCAGTGGATTACGATCATGGATGCGAACAAGTACGAGGGTCTGTTACGGGACGACACCGGCAATCGTCGCTTTTACCCGATGTTCTGTGGCCAGTTGCCCGACGTCGCCGGTAAGCAGCAATGGAAGCAGGATTTCAAGGCCGACTTTTCCCTTGTGCGCGAAAACCTCTGGCAGATCATGGCAGAAGCCCGCGCATGGATCGAGTCGAACGGCATCGACGAGTACCGCGACATGGTTCGACGGGTGTCGAAGAGGGTATTTGACTTCAGCATCACGGAAATGTCTCAGGATAGAGGCACGATCAACGACGATGTGTTTGACATCTACCTGGTTGAAATGCTGAAGCAGTTTCCCGGCAAGTTCGTATGGATTCGTAAGGTAGGCGGTCACCGCTGTATTGGGGTCAAGACCAGCGAGTTCAAGATGTTTTTTCAGGATACGCTTAAACACGTCAAACCGTTCTGGAAACACCTTCGGCCAAAGATGCTCGCGCTTGGCGCGAAAGAGCACCTGTTCACGGGCGGCTATGCCGGGTATCTGTTTAGCCAGTTTACGGACGTCAAGTCGTTCGATGAAGAAGTAGGGAATATGAAAGATTTCGAGGGGGACGGTCATGTCGACTCCGCGACCGGTACGCCCCGGAAAGCCAAGGTTACGGGATTCTAGTCTATGTGCGGCGTGTATGTGGTCAGGTCGCCTTCGGGCGGCTTTTCCATTGGAAGCACTGCGCGAACCTTCCACTGTCGCTTCTATGGGTATAGGAACGCCCTGTCTGCTGCCCGGCGTCGGAAGGTCACACCTGAGAGCCGCGAAGCCATGGCAAAGGCGTGACGTCGAGTGAATAGCTAAGGAAATACTTGAGGATGTCCGCGCAGGTTGTTGAATATACTGGACATTGCCGCGAATAGTTGTGACTTTGATAGTTGGCAAGTTAGTTGGAGTGGAAGTTAAAAATACCGCCCAAAGCATATGGGTGTGTAATGTATATATATATATATATAGATCATACAATTATATATATATACAACTATCAACCGCAATCCGTTTGCTGGCTTGGACTTTCGAAAGTTGAACGGATAGTTGAGAGAGTCAAGAGTGCTGGATATCCCAACTAGACCGTAAAGTGACAAGCGACACTTGTCATATTCTTTCAATACGCCTGCACACTGAAAGATCGATAGAATTCATTATGTCAACTGTGTAAGGAACGTAATTTGCTATCAAATCAAACACTTGCGGCAAACTGAAAGGCTATATTGTTTTGCAGTAATGCAATCGTCAGTTTTCTACCGCTGCATAGCCGTATCGAACTTTTTAGCTTGACAAGCGCCCAATGTCGGTATAATCGAATCCTATCGAATCTCGACGATCCTCGCGGCCATGACCGAACGCCCAAAGACGCCCAAGCAGCCCGGAAAGAACGCCAGTACGAGCGCAGCGGCTAAACGCATCACGCCAGCCAAGCCCAAGGCACCGAACCGCATAAAGCCGGTCAATCCCGCACTGGATACGCACGAAGAGCGTTTGAAGGTCGCGGCTAAGTCTGCAGCCCGGACAAAGCGTGAATCCCGCATGCCCGACAAGAAGCCGGATAACTGGGAAGTCCACGACACGCGCTCGCCGGGAGAATTCGAAGCTGCGGTCAAGGCGCTTAACGATTCGACTCGCGGCGATGTCGCCAAAAACCTCGACGAATGGATGGACGAGAACCGCGAGCGCGATATCGTCACGAGTGAGGTGCAGCCCGCCAGAGCCTTTCGCGATCAGGGGTTTGCCAACGACAATATCGGACTGATCAGCGACTACGCCGACTACCGCGTGATGGGTTGGAATCCAGAGCGGGCATTCATCCGCGTCTTTGGCACCGACTACGGCGACATGCACCTGTTCGCGCGCATCGAAGCGCTTGAGCACAACATCGTCTATCGCCAGGTGTTCGCCAAGCGCTTCGGCGCCACGCCGCTTTCGCGCATGTTTTCGGTCAAGCACGCCATTTGGCATTGGTTGTCGCTGCTCAACAATCCGTTTGTGCGCGAGACCGTTCGCGCCAAGGCTATCGATTCGCTTCAGGTGATCTACGGAATTACGGTCGTCGACGAGGCGGGAACGACGAAGGCAACGAAGTCGCTCGACGATTTCTATCGCGACGAACTGGACCGCGATCCGGGTTCGAGCGAGGGCAATCCGCAAGCTTTCAAACACCCTTCGCCTGGTTCGCCAGAAGCGATCGCGTTCGAGGCGAAAATGAGAGGCGAAACACCTTCTGAAAATGCCAGCTAAATCGCGTTAGCACGGCATCCTTTCCGTTCGTGATGTTCTACTAAGGATAGGGTAGCCAAAATTCCCAACGGCCCGTCTAAAGGGCTCTAATCAATTGTAAGGAAAATGATATGTCCGACGTCCAATCAACCGAAGCCGATGTAACCGAGTCGCAAGCAGTCCAGGCAGCATTGACCGCTGCAAACGAAGCTCAAGCTGCAGTTGCGTCGATCGCAACGCCGGGTAACGATCCGCTTGAAGTGAAGCCTATCGGCGCTACAGAACCTGTGACCGCTGTCGAGCCGCAAGTGATCGGCGCAACCATCACGTCAACCGAACCGGCGCAAGGCGTGATCAACGTCGAAGTCGAGCACACGGGCGAATCGTTTGGCGAACAGCATGTCGAATTGAAGGTTCCGGTCGTCGACCACGCAATCGTGGGCGAAGGCGTGAAGACCGAACCTGAAGGCGAGTTGCGCACGACCAAAAGCCCGTCGGTAATGGACGAGGCGAAGGCAGAAATCAAGGCCAAGGCGAACTCGGGCGCGGCACTCACCGAACAGCGTCAAGCGTTCAAGGTGGGCGGTTCGCAAGCCGGTAACGCGATGGACACGATGCATGGTAGCGTGAACTCGACCTGGCCGACGAAGCCCCGATAACCGTCGACTTTATGCGCATAAACTTTGCGCGAGTCTGAAAGCACAAAAGCCCGTCGCGTCATAAGCGCTTCGGGCCTTTCTCTTTGTGCCGTCGGATTCACACGCTCGAACGCAGCGCTCTTTGCGCGTCGCCTGATCGGTACTGGAAACCCGCGACGCGCCGTGATCTTTAATCCGCAATGATCGCGACGAAGTTTTTCGCCTGCTCGTGATAATACATTTGAGTCATATGGTTCAGCGCCTTGTCGCGCGCAGCTTTCTTACATTCGTCCGCAGCAACCCAAGCCAGAACGTCGGCACGGCCCTGATTGAACTCGCGCCCAACCGAAGTGAACACGAAAGCGTCATACGCCTCTACCGCTTTATCTGCAACGAGGTATTGGGCTTGTGACATGATTTCTATTCCTTTCTATCCGGTCGCGGCTCCGTGCTGCAACCCATGACCGAATCATATCGACGTTTCTCGACGTCGCAAACAGAAAAATTAGAGCGATCCCTCTAAAAGCAAATCGCCCGCGCCAGTAGATTAACGGTCTACGTCCAGCGCGGGCGATTCTTCTATCGGCGTCAGATTGTCGTCGGCGGTCAACCGTCGTGCGTGACGATCGAACCGCGATCACCTAGCCATAATCAAGTTGACCCGGCCGGGTATTGCGACGCGTCGACTTTTGTCGATCGATCAGCGGTTGGCGCCAAGCCATTCCCACGCACGGGAGCGACACAAGCGCGAAAAGGATTCGAAGAATATGCATGTCGATGATTCTAACTGGCCCGATTAAAAAGCGCCACGTACGAAGACAGCTTAAGGGCAAACGCGCTCTCGCGGTCGACGCAAGGCTTATGGTCGTTCACCGCTTCAAGTTCCCAATCGAACACGGTCATCCGGCGACCCTTGTTCGTATACATTTGGTATCTTCGGCCCGCCTCTGATGTGTAGTCTCCCATACTCGGATGGTGGATCGTAAGCCACAAATTAAACTGCCTTTCAGACCAGGTCGCCGGGTCATCCGTAGAAGGCTCCATGAGTTCGGCGATGTCCTTCTCGTCGACGTACCGCGTGAGCGCGTCGCCATTGCGCATCGTGACGACGATCGACAGCGTCAGAGGAAACCCCTCGACCTTGGCGACGTCGACCGGATTGACGTGCGCGTATCCGCTTACGTGGACGAGGCTCATTCAAGCCAATCCATCATGATGCCCAGCAGCTTAGAACGGGAGATTCTATTTCCGTTAAGACTGAAAAACAGTCGCCGGCCGACGTACTGCCCGTTTCGGTAGACGGTACCCGACAGGTAGCACTCGACTACCTCGCGGCTAAACCCTAGCCTGTGGTTGCGCTTCAGCGTGATACGCGCACGACCATTTAACTTTGCCCGCTCAACCAGCGCAGCGATACGTTCGGCCGCATTCATTTTCTTTCGTGCCATGATGCTTACCTCAAAGTTTATGCGCATAAAGTCGCGCGGTTTTACATGCGAATGAAAGACTTAAGCCAAGCGGTGATCGCGTCGACCGTCTCTTTTGGTACGGTGAAACGACCGCCGTAAATCCATGCTCGCTCGACGGGTCGCGGTCGTTTCTTCAGGTGGCGTATTTTCACCCGAACACGATCTTGCCGTACACGCCAGCCTGGACGATCAGGTCCATGTCTTCGATATCGACGTGCGATAGGTCGTTTGTCGCGACGAACTTCGCGATGTTGCCGATCGCGTCGACGTTCACTTCGCACGAGCCCGACAGAATGCGATTGATACCGCATGCGACAGTCGCCAGGTCGACGCGGTGCGTTTGCGGACCTTCAGCACTCAATGGCTCTTGTTCGGTGAGCACGAAGAGCAACGGCAATTGGTGCGGCTCCGGCGCCTCGTCGACCGCCCAATATCCGACGCCGCTGTCGATCAGTTCGAGAATACCGCCGATCATTTCCAAGTCCCATACGCGATCGAACGGGAGCATGCGGAAGGTCATTTGCTTGAACGGCTCGATAATCAGGGTTTTCATGTTCTATTCCTTTCTGTTAAGCGAAGAGTTTATACGCATAAACCCGACTCGCGCCGGGCTCGCTTGATTTTACAGCTTGAACGGAAGGTGATACGTCGCGAAGCCGTCGGCGTCAATCTCGCGCAAGCCCTCGACGACTTCAATCGCTGCGAACGACAGGTACGAATCGAAGTGGTAATCGTGCTCGATCATGCCGGTACGCGTCTCGTTCGATTCCATCCAGGAGACGTACACACGGCCGGAAGTGGGCGCCTTGACGACGTCGGTTAGCTCGACGGTCTTGTGTGCGGAGAAAACCAGCCTGTCGCCAATCTTCAGGTCTTGCGCGCGGATTTGGATGGTCGCCATGATCTTTCTGTTCCTTTCTAGGCCCGGTCTTCGTCGACCGCAAGCGAATAATATCGAAAAGTGTCGACATGCGTCTAGCGGAGAATTAGAGGAAAGGCTCTAACGCGATCGGCATATCTCACTCGTAACCAGGCCCTTAGCATGTTCGAGCTTGTCTGAAGCCTCCTGCATGAGCGACCGCACCTTCGATATTACATGAGCATCGCCGATCGGCGGAAACGTCGCATTGAACGCCTCGGCGATATCGACGTAGGCCTTTTACAGATGGACGCTTAGGTCTTCTAACGGATGGTTCAAGACTTACCCCACTTCGCATCGTCGTTGATGCATTCTTCGGCCCATTCATCAAGAGCTTTCAGTTCCAGACGCAAGCGTGCGCGTAACCGGCGACGCTTCAGGATCATGTTCAGTACGGCGCGTACGTGATCCTCGTCCATGTCAGACACGGCGATCCGGCGACCGTCTAGCGTCATCCACTCTTCGGGAAACTTCTTCGTCACGACAGTCACAATCAACCTCCTCCGGGAACGCGTGCGATTAACGCCTTAAGGCACTCTACCATTGAATGATACGCTGAAGTACAGACCATTCTCGACAAAGTCGATGCGTATAAACGAAGGGCGTTTCACTACTTACTCGAAGGCAAAATAGAAAGGGCGGATTGCAGACGATCAATCAGGTCGAGCGCTTCGACATCGGTCATGTGGTACTTCAAAGAACCGTCTTTAACGTCGGTTCCGAACGCAAGTTCAACCTCGACGAAAGGCGTATCGCAGTCTTCCCGATGCGCGGTCACTCTGAATCCTTTGTGCTTGAACATAGACCATTGTCGCGATGCGCGGACTTCCTTGCGCTCGCCGTCGAGTAGTAGCTTCATTTGTTTGCGACCCTGTTCTGAAAGTTCCACGGCGCCCATTCGTCCAGAGGCAGTTCTTTTTCTTCGATAAGGCGACCGGCCCATTTATCGAACACGGCTTCGCCGACGGTTGGATAGCGACGGCCGTGTGCAACGGAAGGCGAGTCGTACTGGACCTGCCCGAACGAACCGACGTATATGATCACGCGGTCATTAACGAGACCGCCCGAGTTCGCTGGTTGTTTCGCGCGCCAGATTTGGTCTACTTGAAATTTGCTCACGATTGATCCTTGAAAATGACGCGTTTGCGGCTGTTCAAACTGGCGCATTAGTTCCGCGTTCTGATACGCCCACAATTCTACTTCGATCTTCGCCAGGTGTTCGAGGCGATCGCCGCGCACGAGCAGCCAAGGCGTGTACATGTCGCCTTCGTCGGGCTTCTTGAACAGGTGGACAAAGCCCTTGTCGGTTACCTTCACGAGCGCGGTAAAGCGCCCGTTGCTCGACGCGAGTTCGACGCAATGCGAGCCCGCACCTAAAGCCTGAAGGGTTGTTTCCCAAGTCACGGATTAACCTTGGGTTGCGCCCTGCGCTTGTGGCCGTAGCGAGCGACACGCTTCAGACCGTTGGACGGCTTATAACCGTCTTTGAGAATTCCGTTACGCATCGCGGAAAGAACGATGCGAGCCAACCGGCGCGTTACGCGCGGATCGATAGCCTTCGAGGCTTGCTGATCGATCAACTTGAAGGACAAACGCGAAGCACGATTGAAGCGCTTGCTGTTGATTTCGGAAAGTGCGGACATTTCTATCTCTTTCTGGTATCGCGATCACGTCGACCGCAAACGAATCATATCGAATGCGGTCGACGCTTGTCACTAACTAAATTAGAGTGAAGCCTCTAATCTGTAACTTCTCCCTTCCCGTCGCAAACGAAACATTCCTGATCGGTTCCGATGTCAGGGTCGCGAGGCACCCAGCCAGAGCCGCCGCATAAACCGCATGTAAAGAAATCGCGGGAGCGGTACGGCTCCGTATCTTCCGTGACGGGATCGGTCATGGGCGTTCGTCCGCGCACGGGCCTTCGTGACCCCTACCGCGAGTACATATCCACACATCGTCCATTGGTTTGTCACAATACCCGTCCGGCACGCTCAGAAACTCGACCTTGTCGGCATTGCTGAAACTCTTGATTTCCTTCGACATGCGAGACAAGTATGCTTCGTATCGCTTTGCTCTGAGTCGGTCACCCTCGCACGCGAAAAGGGCGAAGAGTGCCACGGCGACCGGATAGACGCAGATACACCCAATAAGGAAGGCGAACGTTACCAGCGTCATAATGACGTCAACCAGGCTGTCGATGAATCTATCCCAAAGGTGCGGACTGAACGGCGCGATCAACATACCGGTCGACGCCTCTCGAAGGTAAATTCGATAGCGACCGAAATAGGTGTTTGAATTGGGCTTCATTCGTTAAATCCTTTTGGTCCGATGTAGAAGAAGTTTGCTTTCGGGTCGTCGGGCTCGCACTTGTCGGAACCGATGAAGAATCTTGGTCTTGATACGCGCGCGACATCGGGTGATGACTCACCAAACAACGCCATATCGTCAGGAACCATTACAACAAGGTCACCGCGAACAGACGGGTCGTTGATCAGGGCTCGAAGCTCGTCGACTGTCATCCGAGTTGTAAAGCGTCCAGTACGATCAGCGCCGGTTCGTCTTCAAGCACATAGACATGCTCGTCGATCGAGAAGCCAATAGAACGTCCGCCGTCGACCTTTACAAGCGCCGTGTTACCGGGGTTGCGCGTGATACCCTTGACGCGATGGTAGAGCGTCTGGTCGATCGGCCAACGAATAATCGCGCCCAGTCTAAGCTCGCCCACGCGAACGGCTCTTATTTTCATGATGGATTCCTTTTAAACCACTTGACAAGCTGCGTAACGATACCAAAAGACTTGTCGACGATGCATGCGAACACCGCATTCTTTACGCGATCTTCCAGCATCGCTTCCATCGCACCGTCGCGCAAGTACTTCGAGAATTCCAACAGGCTAAAGTCGAACGATACTTCGGCATATCCGACGTCTTTCTTGATCGTCTTCTGGACATCCGACCCTGACTTCATGCCGAACTTTGGATTGCCCGCGTCGAAAAGATCATGGGTCGTTGTCGAGCGAAAATTTTGTTCTGCGTACGGGTCGTAGTACGCCGGGTTGTCAACGACTTCGACAACACGAATTTCAACCTCGAAGCGACGGCGCGACACGGGGGTGGTTTTCTCGTTCATATCCGAACCCCGTTCCGATCAAGCAAAGCAACGATGTCGAAGCAGGCCGGATTGAGCGGACCGGCCTGAGACGTGGCAAGCTTCAGTACCGCGTCCAGCGCAGCATCACGCGCGGCGAGTTGTTCTCGCAAAAGCAGAATCTCGGCACTCGTCGGGGTAACGCCAACGATCACGGTGAACTCAGTTTCGCCCCAAAATCGGTCGACACTAACGCGTCTGCCCGTCCCCTTTTCGTCGTCGAACTCGCCCTTTTCGTTAGGCAGTCCGAAGAAAAAAACGAAGTTACCATCAATGCTTCGTGCAGCGTACGTAACGAGCTTGGCGCCCATGGTCGAGCTTACGATGATATCGCCCGGTATGATGTGGCGAACCTGCTTCTTCATCGTGATAAACGGTGTCTTGTTCATATCGAAGTGTTCCTGTAATACTGCCTGATTACCTGTCGAAGGTGCTCGACCTGACAGAGAACAGACGAGAACTCGCGGCGCTTCTTTTCGAGGCGCTTCTGTGCCTCGCGGTGCTCTTCACTCAAACCGGCGTTGACATCCTGCGCGAGCGCGTCGCGATCCTCTACCAGGTCGGGCAACAGAAGCAGAACGTCGTCTATTACCTTCGCCATGGGCTCGCCTAGATAACGGTACTCTGCGTCAAGGAGAAAGCGAAGATGGGTTTGCCTTGGATCGGACATTCTGATTCCTTTCTGGTTTAGGCGTCTAGTGTATCGCTAACATGCCTAGAGGAAACACTCTAATCCGAAAAGATTCGACCTTTGTCGACGGCACAAACGACAGCGCGGCAACGAAAGCACGCCGACAACGCCGACAACGGATCGAACTCGGTGGCGATCTTGTTATTGCATGGAAACTCAACAGAGTCTAAGGGACATGTCATCCTGACAGGCGGGTTAACTTTCAAAACCTTTCCGTCCCAATTTGTGACGTAGTGAGGCTTATCTGTCTTCGATATAAGAATCAGAATCCTGATCTTCTCCGGGTCCATAGAGATATGCCGTACAGACTCGACGAGCGTTTCGAACGATACGACCAAAACGTTATCAAGGTTCATTTCGGGACCTTTTTCATGACGGCCGGTCGCAACCTGATACCCTCAACGATATAAGCGTCTGGCTCTGAATGCAGCTTCGCCGGATGCCGATCGTACCAGCGCCCGTTCGCCTTTTCCCAACGCGTCCAGTTTTCGTCTGGTTCGTTGAGATAAGGAACATGCGGCTTCTTCTCATCATACTTTCTGCAGCGATCCGCGAACGCCTTGGCATCGCGCTCAAGCGAGAAGCATGCGATGACATTGCAGGACTCGTGCGACGTGTACGCGGATACTAAATACACATACGTTGCGCTCATTTCATCCGCCTTCTGTTTTCTTTCTCACTGCACAGCCGACACAAAGGTCTGTCGCGCTGCGTCGCATTGGGGCATTTAAGACACTTGATGTAACAGTATCCAATCGTACCCGGACCTTCGAACGATTGACCCCATATCAGGCCGCGCCGACGAATACCCCTCCCTCCGCTTGGTTTAGCCATGAGGTTCATATACCAGAACGTCAACGACCTGGTTTGCGTCGTAAGATTTCAGGCC